ATGTCCTTACCCTTTTTAATACCAGCCTGTTGTTCACCCCTAAAATCTTCCACCGTTTGCAAATTGCGTGCGGCCATCGCTCTAAAAAAGCGCAACGCATCCATTTCGTCAAGTTCATCTAGTGTACGCCCAGGAAAATTGTTGAGCATATAACTATCAAAAAGGGCATCACTCATTGGTGGTAGAATGACGCCCTTCTCTTGATAAACCTTATTTATTTCTTCGTTGTCGCTTGTTCTGAGGTGGTGGATGATTGACGCACGCTCAAACCCCCCAGGCTCTTACGCTTTCTAACGTGCATGGGAAGTACGCCACCAATAAAACCAGCCATTGCAACATCCAAATTTTCTACAAACTCTGCATTAAATTGTGTAATGTCACGAAGTTCAACTCCGTCAGCGTCACGAAGTAGAAGGCTTGTTACTTTTCTACGAAAGATTTCAAAGTATTGTTCGTCGTTAGATTCAGTGAGTTCTTTTAATTCTTTCATTGTCCACTTATCAACAACGTCAACAAAGCAATCTTCGTAGCCCTCAATCTCGCTAAAATATTTCATTTATTCCGAACCTTTCTGTTGCTATTACGCAACCGTTCTAGTGGGTGGGCCAGAAAGTCTCAAAGAAGGGCTGTGAGTAATCTTATCAGCCGCACTTGCACTAATTGAATAGCCAGTCAAAAATCCCGTACTTGTCCAAGTATAAGTGACCGTACTGCCACCCTCCGTAAAAGTAATTACAACTGTACGCAACGCAGGCGTAACAATATCTGGCCCCAAAATAGCATCCAAAGCACTAGACCAATCACCACTCAAAGATAGCGTATAATTCGCAATCGAAGGAGTGTACTGCATAACTGTGCTTGCCAAGTTGCTGGCCTCAAGTTCGTCAATTGTAGCGTTCAGTTCAACCTCATTAATATAAGCTGTAATGTTGTTACTGTTATAAGTCACAGTGACATTACCTGCACCTCTTACTGCCATTTTATTTTCTCCTTATTAATTAATCTTCAACAACACACATACTATAAGTAATAGCTGTAGCACCGCCCAAAGACGTTACATTAGCTCTAATGTATGGGCCAGTAAATGTAACTGTATCTACTGCACTGGTAATCGCATCCATTGTAAAGGTTCCAATTGAATCCCACGTTGAATTATCTGCGCTTGACTCAATATCAATTACAACGTTCGTGCTAATTGTTCCAGTCGCACTATGCAGAAACAAGTATGCCTTGCCCGTATCTGTATCAGCGATTGTGCTTACTTGCACACCAGTTGTAGCACCAGTGCCAGAAGCATCAGCGGCATAAATTGTCGTAAATCCTCTCTTACCACCAGCACGACCACGCACAGAACCATTAACTGTCATTAAACCGTCAAATGGCGCTGTCCAAGTAATCCCATTATTAAAAGCATTCTCAATAATGTATGTCGGCGCTGGAATTGTAGAGTAGTCCAAAATTAGGGCAACGTGTTGGTCGCCAGCATCAAGCGCAGTATTTAACGCTTCCTCAGTGCCACCATCAATTCCTTCCAAATAACCGTTGATACTCAAATCAACTTCCGTAGTCCCTGGCGCATACTCACGAACTGTAGAAGTAAGCACGTCCTTTTCTAGCTCATTCGCTGTCATGCTTAATTCAACTTCGCTCGTTGAACCAGAGAGATTAAAGTTGCTATAAAAAATTCTAGCTTGTGTCCCTCTCATATTTTCTCCTAAACCATAAAGTTAATTTTACACTTGACAACGAATAGAACCGTGTCACCAGTTAACTCAAAATCTTCTTCAATCTCAACACCGTCAACATCAATTGTTATATTACTTGCGTTAACAGCATCAGCGACAGCATTAATTAATTCTCTACTCTTTGCATAATTTTGAACAGAAGTGCCTTGACGAAAACTTTCAACAATAATAATCATTTCAGCAGAGCCAGTGCTTAAATCCAAAGTTGAAGGAATCCCACCAGCAAGGCTGTATTCTAGAGAAGCACTATACTGCAAATTTAATTTAATGTTTCTAAAAAATAACAAAGGATAACTTGCTGTATTAAAGGTGTACGGTGGATACTTCTCGTGAGTCTTAACACCAGTTACACGAATAGCATAAAGTTTTGTGTAAATATCATCAACAGATTGCATTAGAACAACCTCATATAAGTTTTAGCAACCTCAACAACATCTGATGGGAATCCTGTTGGAAGAGTCAGTGTATTACTAAAGGCAACAGGTCTATCATAATCTGCGGCATTATCCTTTTGATGGTAAAGCCAAGCAGTTAATCTTAGAAGTGCGCCAAAAACATCTCTTGGACACTCTTCTGAGTATGCCCACTTTCCAACAATTACAAAACTAGAAGGGTCTTGTGTTGTCGAATAATTCTCGAAGAAATAGTCTGACGTTGGGAATACTTCAATATGAGAATAAGGCTTGTCGAATGGCAGGCGATACTTATTTGATGCAATTAAATTTCCATTAATTGTCAAAGAAGTAATTGAACAAATGTCATCATAAAAATTGAACTTCCTGCGATTTACAATTGCCCTGTCATCAGAATAGAAGGTTCTTGAAGTATCTGTTGTGGCAACAAAAACTCTGCCTGTTAATTCTTCAAAAATCTTAATTGCCTGTGTCAATTGCAGGCCAAGCAGGAAGTCATCATCCGTGCTACTAATACTCAAGTAATTCTTTACATCCTGCAATTGTGGGTACATTACTTATCCTCCGACTTCGCCTTTCCACGCTTTACTGACTTTTCAGGGTCTAGTGCTTCCAAAAGTTCAGCGTCCTTAGCATCAACCATTTCCATGAATTGCTCCTTGCTCTCTACTTGCTGAACAAGTCCAGATTCAATCCACTTTGGGTTGGGTTCTTTTACTTCGTCGCCAGGGCTGAACATATTAAAGAACTTCGCTGCAATATACATAATTTTATCCTTCCATTACCAAAATTGTGATTGTTTTCTCGAACGTTTCTGCATTACTTGAAGTAACAGTACAAACAATTCTATAGATACTACCGACTGTAGCACTAGATGTATCAACTTTTGCACTAACAGATGTTGTTGTATTAGTTAATCCAGTAATGCTACAATCACCAGTTGCTTCTGCTACGCTACCGCTAGAAATTGTGTAATTACCAAGCAAGTCAGAAAAGTCCCAAGTATAGAACAAAACTTCGCTTGGGTCTTGCACGTATGCGTTAGCCATTTAATTCCTCCAAGAATTCCTTCTTATCTTCTTCACTCAAGGTTGCGTAAATCTGTTTGATAAAATCAATACCCTTAATGCCTGTCGGGTGAGTTCTGTCTTTAGCATACCAAATCTCTAAGTTCTCTGGTCTATTATCTGCCCTCACACCATTCTTATGATGAACATGCTCCCAGGCGTATAATTCTCTACCCAAAATCTGTTCCATAACGTAACGATGTTCTAAGACTCTGCGACCACCTTCGGGAATTGTGTAGCGAACGTACCCTGAAGGGCCAGCATGTTTGCCTTTGTAATTTATATGTTTTTCACCATTTCGTTCAGCATAAGCACATACTGTAGAACAATATTTTCCACCATTATAAGGTGATGCCGGAGCAATTCTTTCACACGAATCACATTTAACCCATGCACCAGGGATACCCCATTTTGGGCCATTTGGTGCGTAATATCTAAGTTTACCATCCTTCATTTTGTAATTACTATCAGGGCTTAAATATTTCTCTGGATTCTTTGGTTGATTGACAAACATAATTTACTCCTTTTATGATTACTTAAATAGTGTGTGACACGATTACCACACACTATTCATTATATCATAATTAGAGAGTGAAGATGCCGCTGGCGTTCCAGGTGACGTTAATATCCCCTCCGTTCGGCGTAACCGGCAGGCCCGTAGCTGAATCCAGGAAGGCAATCAACGCATCAGTTGCCACATTACCAGTATCAACAAACAAAACAATTGCTTCCGCTGTACTGCCAGTCACAGCAGTAAACGTAATATCAGCAGCATCAAAAGTACCATTCGTGAAAGTCTTCGACGCAAGCGCACCAGACTCCGTACCCACAACACCACTCAAATCGTTATAAAAATCGTGAGCAGCACTGTACGTATAAGTACCAGTATCAACCAACACAGCACGCACAACCGCTGTGCTCAAATCATAAGTACCCTGTAACAAGGCTTCCTTAAACTTCGGATAAATTGCACTAGCCATTTATTCTTCCTCCTAATTAACTAAAATATCATATTCTCTAGTTGTACTACTCAGTTCATTTGTTCTACTTGTAGCACTAACTCTATTAATCCTTCCGTATCTATCTACCAGTGTTGGACTATAGAAAACGGATGTATTTGTCAGCAAATTTGCCATTAGAGTCGCATCGACACCAACGAAAACCTGCGGAGTAAATATTTGTGTTGTACTCTCTACTCTATCTGTCTCTATGTTTACGGCACCAGTCGTTATTACAGGACTGTAAAGGCCACTTGTATTATTTAATATCTGAGTAGAGATTATTTGCGCTAACGATGGTTGAAATACTTGATTAGTATTAACCAAAATGTCAGGCACTACACTTTGTACAACATCTGGTGCAAACACTTGATTTGTATTTTCCAACAAATCTGTTGTTATGTTAACCGCACCGGCACTTACTATAATATCATAAAATGTATTATTACTTTCTAAAGTATCTGGAACAATTGTAATACCACCACTATTTACAACTGGACTAAACAATACTGATGTATTAGTTAATACGTTAGTATTAATGTTTACTGAGCCAGCAGTTATTGTTGGGCCATATACAGTATTAGTATTAGAAAGCAAGTTAGCATCAACATTTACAGCACCAGTAGATAATGTTGGGTCATAAATAACAGAATTTGATGCCAACAACTCTGGAACAATTGTAATTTGTCCGCTATTAACAATAGGGCTATAAATTACATTTGCACTTCCTAATAATTCCATATCAACATTAGTAGAGCCAACACTAATTATTGAATCATAAAATGTTGAAGAATTATTTAATGAGTCTGTTGTAATAGTAACAACTCCAACATTAACTGTAGGAGTAAATATTGAATTTGTATTTGTAAGAGCATCAACTGTAATTGCAACTGCTCCAACAGATATTGTTGGGTCGTAGAAAACTTGTGAATTAACTAAAGAATCTACCGCTATACCACCACTAAATGTTGGGCTATAAACAACTGAAGTGTTTGTCAATAAATCAGGAATTATATTTGTAGCACCGATACTAAGTGATGGTGTGTGAATTGCACTTGTATTCTCTAATGAATTTGTTGTAATACCAATAACAATTGTTGGTGAATTTATTACACTACTACTTGTTAGAAAATTTGGAACAACATTTACAGCACCAGTTGTCACAGAGGCACCATAAAACGTAGAAGTATTTGTTAATAAATCTGGCGTTATAGATGCCGAAGATGAAAGTGTTGCATCATATAGTGTATTTGTATTTGTTAATGTACTTGGCGCAACGTCTAATGCAAATATCTCTGTACCAGCATATAATACATTTGGGTAAGCATCATTCCAATAAATAATGTCAAAAGTGTTTGGATAATTATGATTGAATTGCGACCAACGAGTGTTGACGCTAGAATCATAATTCGTTCCAGTTACAAATTGCGTCCAACTCCCCCAACTTGCAGAACCACCATCACCCTCAAAATAGTAAAGATTTTCTCCGTGATTACTTCCGTCAGGAGTGCCATGAGCAATTATTCTTACTTTTGAACCAGTCCATCCGAGAGAGGGGTTGTGAGTTGCTTGATTTGTCGGATTATTACCAGACCAAGTAGAGCCGCTATCTGTGCTGTATCTATATCTAATATACTTTTGACTATTAGTTCCAGAATACAAGATATAGGTTGTGTGAAATGTTCCGTCTGGAGTAACGAGCAAGCTTGTGCTTTGGTCAATACCAACCAAAATATTGTCACCAGCAGCACTGGCTTGAACTGAAGAACCCCACGAACCGTTATAAAATTTTGAATATATTACGCCATTTTGACCATCATTAAAATCACCCTTCTCCCAAAGAGTAATAATATTCCCACTTGAGTCGAAGGCAATATTAGGATGCCATGCTTTTTGGTTACCAGTGTAAGTAACATCACTGTCCAATCTTAATGGAGTTGACCATGAGCCACTAACATTATTCGTGTAATAAATTCTTCTATCACTTAACGTACCAGTCCCATTCGTTGATAAGAAAACAATGTGAGCCTTATCACTTGCATCAATAGCAATAGAAACTGACTGGTCGCCCTGACCAATATCGTCAAAATCTAGCAAACTAGATATTGTTGTGTGAGTTCCCCAAGTATCCGTAGATGTATCAAATACAGAGTATCTTAAATATCTAGCAAGTGAACTTGTTGAACGAGCAACCCAAGCAATATGAATATTGTCGCTAGAATCAATCGCAGCGGCAGAACCAGTAACAGCAGTTGGTTCGTTTGCTGAATCTTTTCTAGTAAATGCGCTAGGAACCCCAACACCACTTGACTTATGTACTCTAATGCTTTGGTCAAGACCATTACTTGTAAAGTCTGGATACACATCACAATTTGGGGCAATAGTATATAGATAATTCGACTTCGTTCTGACAAGTTGTTTTGGGCTAACATCACTATAACCATCACCAACCTGTACATTCCAGTTCGATGTTGCTGTTGGAAGTGTTGGAGGATGAACTACTGTTGTGCTGTCAAGTAGTGCAGGCGCAATAATTTGTATTAATGATGGTGAATATAATGTACTAGAATTCGTTAAAGCATTAACACTAACATTCACTGAGCCAGTTGTAATCGTTGGTGTGTGGAATGTATTTGTGTTAGTCAGAAAATCAGGGACAATCGGTGGCACACCATTAGCGACTACAGGACTATAAATAGTGTTTGTGTTTGTTAGTAATGCTGGTGCAATGTTAAAGATGCCAGGACTTACTGAAGGGCTGTAAATTGTACCTGTGTTTGTAAACAAGTTGTGGGTAATATTTTGCGTTCCACCACCAGTTGTATAGACAATATCTAGTTTTGCAGCAAGTGATGTGCTATGGTCATACGCCTCAAATTCTTGCCACTCGCTAGAAGAACTTGCGTTATTGTCTACAAAAATGGAAATAGCGTTCCCGCTAGTCCAACCAGCCCTGTCAATTACTTCTTGCACAGAAGTAGTAACATTCCAAGTGTAAGCATTTCCAGCAGTAACGGAAGCAATATTAACGGCAGAGCTAGTTGCAGTTGTGCGTGGCCTATTTGTACTTTTGAAGTTCGCTGGACTTGAAGCAAAAGCAGCAGAATTGTCAGCATCTTCACAAGCGGCAATAGCAGAAATGGTTGAACCAGTAGAGTATGTACTGTATCCATACAAAGTCAATGTTGCTGATGAAATTGTAGCGCCCTGTGGAATTGTAACGTTAGTAAATCTAAGACCTGCTGTCGATGTAGCATTGTTGTTAACATTACCAACGTTCAAAAGGTTGGCAGTTAATTGTGGCGAAAGGTCAATATTGTCAATACTTCCATCATTGCCAGATGTATTTACTTGCAAGTTTAAGGTTGTCACACTTTTACCTCAAAAAGAATAAAAAAAAGCCTCTAGGCCGAACTAGGATAATCCTAGAAAACCTAGAGGCTCAAGCGTTGTTAAAAAGTTAAATTAGTCAACCTTCTCCACAACATTAGCAAATTCCACAAGGTCAGCATCGTAGTTGCGAGGCACGCCAAGCACGACGAGAGCAGACGTTGCAGCAGCAGTGCCAGCAACGGCATGGAATTTCACGTAACGCTTTGACACAGCCGCAACATCACCGGCATCGACTTCGATAATAGCAACGTCGCTATCATTTGAAGCCTTAACCATCTGAGTAATTGCCTTGCCAGAAAGCGCAGCATACGTGCCACCCGAAGTAGCCGAAGCAGTAGCGGACAAGTCAAGCGTACCAGACGTGCCTAGTGTACCAGACAGCAAAACTGCCATAACACGACTATACTTCTGCATATCAATCGCACCCGTCAATACACCAGTTGCACCAGCAGTAATTGCTTGAGGCTGGATAACTTCAATGACAGGAAGCTTTTCCCAAACTCTAGACTCGTAGTTCATTAGTAAATTCTCCTTAGTTAATAGCCCCTAATTAAAGGGGCATATTTAATTCCAAAACTTAGTCAGCAACGTTATAGATGAAAGGCGAAACAGTGTAAGCCGAACCAGGGCCAGAAAGCGTAATCGCAGACTGTAACCAAGTCTTGCCATCGTTGCGCTGCTTGAACACCCACGTACCAACGTCACGAGTAAAACCAACGTGCTCACTGTAGCCAATCGACAGTCCAGGCTTTTCAAACATCACGTAAGCCGAAAGGTCAGCCAAAAGCACGGAACCATTAGCACCTAACTGCGGCATATGCTCAGACGTAATAACAGGATAGCCATTAAGCACGTTGCCAGGAGCACCATTTAGATTTGTCTGCCACGCAGTGACCGAACTGTTGTTCATAACCATAATGTCAGGCCACACGGAAGGATGGATAATCCACACAGGAGTACCACCGATGCCCTTAAATCTGGCATACATAGCGCCAACATCTTCCCACTTAAAATGATTTGTGGTATTGTCGCTAACACCAATCGCAGCACTCGCATTCAAAATACCCAAAGGTTCACCAACACCAGTACCACGCAGAATATTGCGCTCATTTCTCGCAGCAATAGCGACCTGGAAAAGACCACGCAGCAACGCTTCAATAGCGAACGGCGAATCCTCAACAAGCTCATTTTCCACTTCGGTGTAGCCACCAACCTTATTTAGACGCCAATTAAGCGTGCTGAAGGAAGGTTGTGTCTCAGTAAACGTAGCCCCAGGCTGTGTAAAAGCAGCAGTAACGCCACCGGCAAATGCCGTAGCACCGCTACCAGCCGAAGGAGCAAAATACTGGTCAAGAGCAGGATAAGTACCCGACTCACGAGCAACAGGCACACGCTGGACACGGGAATAAACCTGATTTTCCATCGCAGCAACCTGAATTAGCTGATTGCCGTATTCCGTGGGAACTAAATAGCCGCCAGCCGAACCAGGAGATTCTCCCATGTCCTTGACCGACTTGTACACGGAACGCAGGCGCTTGTCGTCACCACGTCTAATAGCCACAAGAAAGTCACCAAACGATTTAATTTCAGGCTCCTTATCGCCACCCTCAGCAGTAACATAGCCAGCCTTAGCAGCCTTCGTATTCTCCAAAAGCTCCATAATATGAGCAATCGAAGCATTAATGTTCTTCAAATTTTCATCCTGTGCAGAAGTTTCCTCCACCGCAGGAACCTTAGTATCTTCCATTTCAATATCTCCTATTTTAATATCAATTTTCTCAACTTTATCTTCAACAACTTCTTCTTGTGCATCAACGGACTTTAGCGTTTCGCTCTCAATCTCGTTCTCCGACGCAGCCTCTAGAAGCATGTCATTAAATTCTTTGACTTCAGCAAGTGATAATGTTAGAAATTCAGCGGGAGTTTCGGTTAAACTTAATTCAGCCAGTTGCCACGACTTAATAACACCACCATCTTTTTCTACAGTTTGTGGAAGAGCACCAGTGGATAATCCAATTCTGCCCATACCAACCAACTGTTTGACCAAACTCAAATATTTATTTGAACGGTCAATGATAATATTAAACAAAACACCAGTGTCATCAATCTGCCCAATTGTAGCTTTACCAATAATACCCTTAATTTCTTTCAGGTTGTGCGACCACAAAACAGGAACATGATTGACACCATCAATAAAGAAGTTGGTTTCTTTAGTAAACTTTTCGCCATCAAGGTCGATAGAATCAAAAATAACTCCATATCCCTGAAGTTCTAAATCACCACCTTCTTCATAAGATTTAATTGTAACTTGCATTTTTATCATTCTCCATGTTAAAATGTACGTGGCGCTTGCCACTTAATATATATTACCATAAAACAATAATTTACTATACGAAAGGAAATAACTATGTTTCAAGATAAAACTGAATATCCATATTTAATTGTTACTTACTTGGATGAAACTTATTTATTAGTTGCAAAGAGAAACATTAAACGCCTCTCTTTTGATATGAACTTTTTGGCAGTAGGCTTAGTTACTGACTTGGAAGGAAGTTCAGAAAACTTAGCATACAGGTTGAATCAATTAATGAAAGAAACTCCAAGAGAAGTAAAAGAAACTTGGTTCAGGCGGGGATATTTTAGTGTAAATCGCTCTGGCATATTCATTAAGTTCAGTGAAAAGCACAAAAAAGCGATAATGCACTTCTTTGAACAAATCCCCTTCTTTAGAACCCACGGCGAATAAGATTCTTTGACCACTTGTTGAAAATACCAACAATATAAGTAGGCAAAATAACTCGCCAGTCATCCAAAGTATTCCACCAAGTTGCGTGAACTGCCACT